TTTTTACTGGTTGATACTGTTTTTGTCATGTGAGTCACCTCTGACTGAGAGTTTACTCACTTAGCCGCGTGTCCACTATTGCTGGGTAAGATCACAGTGCCCCGTTCGCGAGCTTTGGACTCCAGAATACCCATGAGGCGTTCAAGACCGGCTGTATCGAGTGCATCGTCAATTTCGTCGCCGATAAACAAATCGATGTTTTTACTCGCCCGGTTACTAACCAGATCCTGCAATGCCAAAGAACACGCAATGCGAACCTTCCGCTTCTCACCACCAGAGAGGGTCTGGAACGACTTACTTGAACCTTTCTTCTGCACACTAATGTTGAATTTGTCGCGATACTCACCTTTTTTAGTGACATCCATCGTCGACCACTCAGCAGTAATATTCCCGTCAGACAACGTATTGAGATACTCGGCTGTGCGTGTATTCAGGAAAGGCGTAACAGACGTCAAAATATGAGAACGCACCCCGGCAGGAGAGTAGACCTGACGAGCTTTTTCCAATAGCAACGTTTGTTCCTGAATAGCCTTCAACTCATCTTTTAAGGACTTGAAGGTAGACTTACTGGATACCAGGTTATCTTCGTGTCTGGCGATAAGAGCAATAAACGGATTAATCTCTTTTGATATACGATCGACCTCAGTACGAGCACGAGTAACAAGAGACTCAATAGCAACAACCTCCTTCTCACGATGACGCAAAGATGAGAGTTGTTTAGTAAGTTCTTCAATCCGGGCAATGATAGCCGTTACATCAGGTGTCGTTTTAACAAGGGCAGACTCAATGCTTAACGCCTTCTCAAGATTCGTTTTGTGTTTAGCCATTGCCTCTGCAAGTGTCTTCGCCTGACCAATTTCCTGACGTGCTTGTTCAATGAAATTCTCCTTCACCGTTGATAGATCTTTTTCGCAGTAGGCTTTGCCACAAGTAGGGCATGGTGATCCTACTTTAGTACCAACCTCTTCTGCTTTGGTCTTAAAATTGCGCGCGCGGCTCATTGCATCAGCCTGACTATTTTCTGTAGCTTTGATGCTTGCCCGAATATCAGTTATCGCTCCACGCACTTTGAGCAACTTGGCGTCATGTTCTTCTTTTGAGGCTAACTTTTTGCGCTCACTTTCGATTGCCTTCTCGGTATCACAGATCTGTTCGGGAAGAGTGCGGATCTCAAGTTCAACTTCTGTTAACTCAACTTCGGCACTTGCCAGCCCAGCCAGGGCATCGTCATAACGTTTAGAACGCTCTTGTTCCCATGATTCAGAGGAGGCTTTCGCGGACTCAATTTCTGACTGTGTTGCCTCAATGGTCGAGATTGTCGACTCCAATTTGGTTTTAACCACGTCCATACGTGCGGCAGCTGCGTTAGCTCGTTCACGAGCAATAGCGTAGGCGCGTGTCAGTCTGTCAACGCCAGCGGCTTCTTCTACGATGGTTTTGAGGTTTTTGTCGGACATTCCAGGTAGATCTGGCATAGCTTCTTGGCTTGCATAGATGGAAGCCATGAAAACCTCTTTAGATGCACCGATCAGACGTTCGACGAACTCTTGCGTCAGCGCATCTTTGCCTTTCGTCATATCGCCGTCTTCACCACGAACGATAAGCCGATTTTTGAACTCTTTGTGTTTACGGTGACGAATGATCGCATATCTCTTGCCTTCATCCTCGATGGTTACTGCAACACGACAGTTCTTTTCATGGTCGGTAGACAACACATCGTCCCCCTTCACACCATGAGCTGTTTCACCATAAAGACACCACATCAGGCTATTCATTAGAGTTGACTTTCCAGAGCCATTACTTGATGCGGAACTATCATCACTATTAACGCCCTGAATTAACACTAAACCACGCTGATCTAACTCGACCTCCGCGCTGGCGATAGCCATAAAATTCTCAACCTGGAGTTTTAAAAACTTCATATAACACCTTTGATACCGTGTGTTAGCTTTTGACCTTCTTTCAATCTGAACTCCGTATGCGCCGGGAAGGATCTGCGCCTCAATACGCCTTTTCTGGTTAACCTTCCAAGATAAAACGCTACGGGATTTCCTTGTGGCGGGTAGGGCTTGTGAAACATCACCGTCTGGCCTCGTTCAAGTCTTTTCATCGTGATGGCAAAGTCTCGAAAGCTCCCATAACGACTTTGCCTCACACAGCCTCCGAACTCTCCGCTTCGGTGAGGATTTCCTGACACAAAATATCCAACTTGCTCAGATCAAATCCGCCGTCAGTATCGTGGACAATCTTGCAATAAGCAGATACCGACTCTCCCAGGCTATCGATTTTGCTGGTTTCCGTTGTGCTTGCTGTCCCTTCCATCATTGATGACTTACGGATGAAGTTGCACACAACACCTTTTGCACCCATTGTTTTGAGGATGTTCTGGTACTTAATGCCTTCTTCGTCGTTCTCGATTACGGCGCGGAAACGCACGTAGTTGCCGCGAATTTGGTCATCAGCAACATAATCTTCCAGGTTAATGAATTTAGGCGCACTGGTTTCGTAGTGACTGAAACTGCCGTCCGGGTTTACGATCATGTAACCAGCCAGAGATCCAACATCTCCCCAATTTTGATGGGTCAGTGCACCGACACTGATAACTCCAGGAATGACCTCTTTGTGGTTGTGGTAATGCCCACTAAGCACGAGACGAAAGCCGATATCCTTTAACTCCTGCGCATCGATACCGACGTCAGGCATTGTTGGAATGGCTTTGTTAATGGATGTATGGATAACAACATCATGATTATCACCTTCTACGCTCTTACGTAATGCTTTCAGATCGCTGATAAGCTCTGCATGATTGTTACGCCAGCTAATCAGGTGGACAGTCACATCACCAATTTTTATTGAGTGTGGGCGCTTGCCACATACGATTACCACGCCGATAGAACTCAGCGATGCTGCTGCGTTGGCGCTATATACTGAATCGTTGGTTTCAAGATCGTGATTACCGGCCAGCATTACTACTGTCAGATCAAGCTCGTTGATAATCCACTTGTACGTTTCAGTTACGTAATGCAAAACAGAAGGGGACACAGTTCCTCGGACGTGAAATGTATCACCGGCAACCAACATGTACTTACAACCGGCCTTCTTCATGGCGATGGCTGCTTCTTTCGTTGCTTCCAACTGTATTTCAAGTCTGGAGTTAAGCCCCTCAGCGTTCGTCGTGGAGAACGCATCCCATTTGTGGTAGTGGCAGTCAGAAATGACGGCGTATGGCAAAGTCATGTGTTTTTCCTTTGTGGTTATTTGATACAAATCTTAAGCTTGCTCGAGAGGTGAGCAACCAAGACAGCACGGCACAGAAGAACATCAACAGGCATAGTATTACAAAATAAATAGGTAAGTGAATACCTACCAAAATTGTTGAATGGATTGCTTACAAGGCGGCTAGAGTTTCATTGAAGTGCTTAGATGTATATGGTAGGCAAAAGTCTCATCGTTACATATGAATGAACTATCTCATGGGTCATGTATCATTTGATATTTTTATTATCAACAATTACTGTATAAGAGGAATTTTCCAAATTGAAAAAGGATTGATTATCAATGGCTATTGATGAAAGAAATATTGTTGTTGGTGGATTGTACAAGACCCATACGAATCAAGAACGGGTCGTTCTAGAAATAAAAGATGATGAAGTGAAATACGCTCCTCGAGGTGGAAATGTAGAAAATAAATTTGACCATATGCAAAAAGCCAAATTGATCACATTTGCAGGAGCATGTTCAGAAAAAATTAAAGATTTACCCTCCGATGAATTTAATAAAATTCGACAACTATTTGTGGATAGAAAACTTATTTAAATAGTTGTATTAGTTTTGAGGGTTTGTCTCTTAAAGGATTACCATTACTTGGATGAGTAAATTTTAAACAGGAAAAGTTCTAAAAGCCAATGAGCGCCTATGTAACGAGCGCTCTTTTTTTGTTTGTGGATGGGCCTACTAAACCATTTAAATCGTGTCGGAGGGCTTTTTACGCGCGTTACGCGCTGCGTTTATGCTTATGACGCCAGCTTTTGGACGTGGGTCAACAAGGTTAAGCTCTTCTTCACTGTGGTATTCGAGGTCGAACTCACGTTTTACATGTCTGATGTAGATTGCGGTGAGCAGGCTATCTTTGGTTAGGAAGTGTCCGTAGGATTTGCGGATCACTTCTTCTACCTTCTCGATTTTCTCACCCCCCATACAGAGATGATTAAACCGGCTGTGTTTTCGCAACATTTCGTCTACTGGACCTGAGTAAACCTTGTCTACTTTCCCAAAACGGATGATTTTCCCTGTGTCTGCGGATACAAGGCAAATCAGCTTGTCTGGTGATAAACGATCTCGCCACGTCACACCTGAACGGAGTGTGTTGAAGTAGGGGGCATCCAATCCGATGATCGGTTTACGAAATGCGAGCAATGGAACGTACCTGATGCAACTGTTTAAATGAAAATTCACACCAGCCTTATCAAGTTTAATTCTGGTTTCGTAGATCGGGCACTTCGCCGCTATACCGCAGATGTCACAAAGCAACTTCTGCTTATTCAGGTTGGAATTTGATTCGATAGTGTAGGAGCCGTCTTCAAGACGACGAACCCAGCGCGTGCGTTTTAGATCCATATGTCATTTTTCTGTGATTGTTAGCCGAGGCAACGATAACCCACCAGGTGCGCCGAAGGTAGTAAATGCCTGTTTTAATTATTCACATATCCACAGGATAGATCCTAATAAAGAGATCCATAGATAGATCCTTGTATAGATCAAATAAGATCCCCGATCGCTGTAAGCCGCGCCACGACTGGTCTGAAGCCATGTTCATGTATGCTACCAGCGGTAATTGATAGTCTGTCAACGGTTCGCCGTATGCTGCCAACTGTTTTTGGTATGCTGCCAGCGGCAAATCAAGTATGCTGTCAGCGGTTGAATGACAAAGGTGTCCACATGTCCACAAAAAATAAAAAAGGTAAAAATAACAAAGAAGTAGAAGATAATCTCGACAACTTTGAAGAAGGTTCCCTTGAATTGTACACAGGGGAACTTGTCCCTAATAGCAACAATACAGTCCAACCAATTGCGTTGATGCGGCTGGGGTTGTTCGTGCCCACGCTCAAGGGGACAAAATACAGCAAGCGTAACAAGCCAAATGAGATCGATGCTTCAAAGGAGCTTGTTCAGCTCGAAGTAGCCCGTTCTGAAGGTTATTCCGATATCAAGATAACCGGTCCTCGTCTCGACATGGATCATGATTTCAAAACGTGGGTGGGCGTTGTGCGTTCGCTGGCAGAATACGGCGAACCTAACGGTCGTGTCGAGTTAAGCATCACGAAATTTGCGAAGTTTTGTGGCTATCCATCGTCACAGATCCGCAAAACACTCCGCGACCGGCTTACAAACAGTCTTTTGAAGATCATGCGTACAACTCTGTCTTTTCAGAGAACGTATGAAGAAAAGAACGTCGACGGCTCTAACAAGATCTCGCTTCTGATGGTGCACCTCATCAATAGCGTGGACTACAACGAGCAGAAAGATACGGTGGTGTTCTATGCAGAACCGAAGCTGGCCGAACTATATCGCTTTGACCATAAAGTTCTTTTGCAGTTAAAGGTTATCAATAAGCTACCACGCAAAGAAACAGCACAGGCTCTGTACACCTTCATCGAAAGTCTTCCAACCAAGCCTGCGCCGGTATCGCTTGCTCGATTACGTGCGCGACTCAATTTGAGTAGCAGGAATGTCAGCTCGCAGAATCAGACTATACGTAACGGCTTAAAAGCTCTCCAAGATTTGGGCTATCTCGAATACAGCGAGATTAAGCGAGGGCGGTCGATCTATATCCAGATTCACAGCCGCAATCCAAAACTCAAAGTCGCACCGCCAAAACCTGAAGACATCGAACCCAAAAAACCAGATGAGAAAGCTGGGGAAATTGATGCCAAACAGAACATTATCAACAAGATAACCGAACTTTCGCAGAATTTGACGCCTGAAAATATCAAGATGATTGAGATCCTTTCCAATAGTCTCAAACTGCTTTGATATGCTGTCAGCGGTGAAATGTATGCTATCAGCGGCTATTTTTCTGAAAAGTATGCTGTGAACGGTTAAAGATATGCTACCAGCGGTATAGTGAGATAAACGTATGCTGTGAGCGGTAAATCATCTATCACCACTCAATGCTCTGGCATACCTCCCCAGTGGTTACTAACCTCGAAGAGTGCATTCCATATAGGTTTGCGCTCACTAACATTCTATTGCCGTTGCGCTGATTGCTTGTAGTGAAAGGCATTTATTGCCTGCTGCTCCCTGATAGAACGTATGCTGTCAGCGGTGTTTTATTGAGGAATTTTTGTTTGGATATGCTATCAGCGGTAATTAATGGTATATGTCAGACCTTCGTATGCTGCCAGCGGTAATTTTGTTCTGGTTATACCCATACCGGTACACATTATTCATGCAATGTCTTAAGTATGCTGTCAGCGGTAAAAAATCGAGTAAAGTATGCTGTGAGCGGTGAGATAAACTCTCGATATGCTATCAGCGGTAATTGATTGTGTATGCTGTCAGCGGTGACGACTATGAAATATGACTGCGGCACGTGCCGCAGTCAGTTTGCATTTAGTGTATTTTCTTTAACAGACCCCAAAGTGTTCCGGCTTTTGTAGTCAGTTTTCCTGTTTCTGGATCGTACATACGCCATTCACGCCGCTGGTGGACGATATACCCATCTTCACGTTCCAGACGCTCAAGAATGCCAGGCTGCTTGAAACCCTTAGCACGCCAGTAGCCGCTTGTTTTCTCGATTTCCAGACCTGCCAGTGTTAATGCCATTATCCAACCTCCTTGCAGTCATCGAAAAGGTAGCTTTGCTGAGAAGCGTGAACGCCATAGAAGCCCTTGTATTTGTTGTATACGAAGTGGTCTTCTCCGACGCCGGTTAATTTGCCATTACGGTTTGTGAGATATGGGGATGACAATACTCGATCGTCACGCACTACATAGAACTGGTCGCCGCTGTCTACGACCATCGCGCCATATGGTGCTTTTATGACGTCGGTAAAAGCGCCATTCTTAATGTCGGCTACAGACATTTCACACTGATAAACAGTGGTGTCGGCCACAACGATCGAAGAAAGGAACAACAGAGCGAATGGGATGGCCTTCATGCTGCCACCTCTTTGATTACATCAAATGCTGAATTAAATACGAGCACGATAGCCAAAGCGTTTATGACTACTTCGTTCACCGGGGAAAAGACTTTACGAATGACACCAGTGAAAATGCAGTCGATGACAAAAGCTATTGACACGATGAGTAACAAGTATTCAATAAAAATCTTCATGATAGGTAGATACTAACTTATATAAATTTTACTGTAAACTCACTCAAAAGTGCTGATGCTTAAAATACGCTCAAGATGTGCGGCATCTTCATCACTGATTTGTTGAGTCTCTTCTACGTACCAACAGTTGCCGTTATGCCAACAAACACCATCATCATCAACCATCACTGAATCAGCGTCATGACCTGTATATTCAACGAGAATGCGCTGGATCAGCGCGTCAGTTTCTTCGTCGTTAAGGCCATCGGCTTTGACCATAAAAAGCGGAAACACGTCATAGACAGTGCTGGTAACGATTCGAACTAAAACTCTCATGTGTTTTTCCTTTTGTGGTTAGTGTTTACTTATTTTGTTAGTTATGAATAGGCGATCAATCTTCTTGTTTAGGGAAAAACTGTTCAATAACTCTGTCAACGGCTGTGTCTATATGGAGTAGATGCCACACAACCATATCTTTGCTTCCCATGCCTTGTGTGAATATCACGTCATACTTACGCCATGCGCAGTGGAACCAATATGCTGAGTCATCAATTGGTAAATCCTCTCCCGCCTCTTTGAAGTATTTCAGCAGCATTGCCTGCTCTGCCGTTGGCGTTGGACCTATTTCCTGAGCGTACATACGGATGAATCGCTGCCAGTCTGTCTCGTCGGGGGTTGGATCTGGTGGGGTCATTTCTGCGATAGCGTTTCGTAGCTGATGCGCCCAATCAGGTTCAGGAAAGCCTTTTGCTACTTCATCATCAATAACATCCAGAGCCACGTTTGCGGCATCGTAGAGTTTCTTAATAGCTGTCATGTTTTCTTATCCTTTTAAACAAATTGTTTTCTTAATAAGATAATTGCGATAAAAAAGGCGTCCAACTGGACGCCTGAACTTTTTAGGGGAGTTATTTCACTGTAATGAAAGGAGTGTTAGCCCCTTGAGTCATGTACTGCGGTAACTGGCCATTCCATTTATTGATGGCTTCCAGTTCCATAACGTTCGGGTTTTGACGCAGAGCTTCACCGCGCAGACGAATGGCGTCTGCTTCTGCTTGCGCACGAGCACGGATAGCATCAGCTTCACCATTAGCCTGTTCACGTAGCATATTCGCCTCAGCTTTACGTTGTTCAACTTCCTGCTGACGTTGCAGAGTACGCTGGTTAGCCGTTACTTTGGCGTTAATAGATTCAATGACAGTTTTTGGGTAATCAGGCTTTCCAACCCATGACAGGCTCAGTACCTCAATACCAACCGGAGACATCTCTTTCTGAATATCTTTCAGTGCGTTGTCCAGCAATTGTGCCTTACCACCGTCGATAAATGAGTCAGTGGTCATACGGCTGGCCAAACGGTTTAGAGAGTCGGCAATTTTCTGACGCAGATCTGATTCGGTGATATCGTCTACGCCTTTGCGATAGGTCTGGAACACCGTCGTTACCTTGTCACGATTAACCAGATACGCAACGCCAATTTTGTGACCAATAGCAGTACCGTCACTCATCTGGAATGTGAACGGCTCGTCGTAGGTCTTCATTTGTTTGAAGGTCGGGAATACGTAAAGTTCGGTGTTAAGACCTGTCCATTGGCGACCAACGCCAACCACTTCACCAATCCCTTTGTCTTCACCTAATTTGTTTACTTTGATGCCAACGTATCCAGGCTCCACGCGATCGCAGCCAGTAAGACCCATTGTGCAAATAGCCGCCAGAGCAACTGCAAGTAAACCTTTCTTCATTACTTATTTCCCCTTTGCTTTGATTAATGAGTTGATAAACTTACGACCAGCAATAAGACCGATTACAGGAGCACCAAAACCAACGATAACTCCAAACATGACGGCTAAATCACTCTTGGTAGAAATCAGCGACGGAACCAGTAAACCGTAGATGAGAGCCACTGAAAGGCCTGTGGCTACTGCCAATAGATAGATTTTGATCATGTGTTTTCCTATGTGGTTGTTATGCGAAAATAATAAGTAAGTGCTTATATATTTTCAAGAGATAAAAAAGGCGTCCTGTGGACGCCTTGTGTTTACTCTTCTACTGACTCGGTGGGGTTGTCTTTTGCTCTTCGGTCGTCGATTGCCTGCAAAGCCGCAATGATTTCAGCCAGTGGCTTCTCCCGATACATCTCGACGATCTGCGATTTGGTGTATTTCTTGTCACCAATTTCAACTCGCCCGCTGGCGTTCTTTGGCAGGTATCCTTCTTCCAGCATGTACTCGACGAGCGATTCGATAACGTCGAGGCCACGAGTAGGATCGAAGTAGAATTTCCAGGTGCATTTGCCATACGGTGGTGCAACTTTGTTTTTGATGCATTCTGCGCCTACGTCCTGGCCGATCTTCTCTTTACCATCCTTCATCACCGATGCACCAAGACGGATACGTACAGAAGCGTAGAACTTCGGTGAATCTCCACCTGGCGACGTAGTAGGGTCGCCAAACATTACACCGATTTTTGTGCGAACCTGATTCAAGAAGATGATGCAGGCGTTGTATTTGCGTGCCCACAAAGCCAGAGTAGGGAAGTTCGCACTCGTCGCACGAGCCAGTGCCGTATTGTCGTTCATGTTTAGCTGATCTTTGTCTTTGGCAGTGCCTTCAGCCATCTTTTCGAACTTCTCGGCTTTGGAGTTCGGAACCATAGACGCAAGAGAGTCAGCCACGATACAGATTGGTGCTGATTCGGGGATAAGCTCTTCATCACGAACCAATTTAAGTATTGTGCCGATCAACTCTACAGAGTCTTCGAAGGTATCTGGCTGCTTGTATACCCACTGACCGTCATCCTCATCTGCGTTCAGGCCATTGGCGACAGCCAGGCCAACGTCAAAACTGTTTTCATGATCGAGGAATACCGCCAGACCATCTTGTTTTTGAGCGGAGATCATCGCTGCTGTTGCAAGGAACGTTTTCCCTGCACTTGGAGGACCGAATACTTCGACGATACGACCACATGGGAAGCCGCCATCGTAACGACCAGAAATAGCTTTGTTTAACGGTGGAAAGCCTGTATCAATCCAATGAGTTACTTTCTGAATTTCGTCGTTGCTACCGATTTTCTTTTTCAGAGCAAGTGCCAGTGCGGATTTTCCTTTTGCCATGATCAGGCTCCTTTTGTTTCGTTGATTCGTTTTAAAGCGGCGGATTCATCGAATACAATCGCATCGTGGTTAAGGAGTCTGGATACACGAGCGAGGATTTTTACGACCTGCTCGCTGACTAATCCAAACTCGCGATCTGTCGCTTTCATTCCGGCAGCGCCTAGAATTGACGGCAGTGCGATGACAGCGTACTCACCGTGATAAAAGACAATCTCTTTTGCCAGTTGGGCAGGGGTGGTTGTAGCGCCATTGATAATCGATTTAAGCATTAGCAATACCTTTCGAATGGAAGAACAAACACTTCAAGGTCTTCAAGGAACGAACGGAAATTCAGCTCGTAGCACAGTTGCTCGAATGCTTTCACGTCACGATTGCCTTTGATTGTTTCGATTTCGGTAGGCGGAAACTTCGTCTCAATCAGGTTCATTAGCGTGATGTTTCTCTTGAACGCTTCGAGCATTCGACAGCCTGTTTTCTCGTTGAAGGCATTCTTCGCTAGTTTGTTGAAGGCGGTCTTATGACGCCCTTTATTAACCACGATTGAGCCGTCGTTGATGCCGCGTACCATCGTTGCGACACTTCCCCATTCATGCAGCAGCTCTTTCGCACCGCCAGCACCAATGCCACCAACACCGCTAATGTTGTCCGAGTTATCGCCTTGTAATGCTTTTGCTTCCAAAAATGCGCGAGGCGTGGCGAATCCTGTCAGCTCCGCAAATTGCTCAAAATTAACCTGCTTGTTTTTGGCGTCTTCACGCAGGCTTACCCAGCTTACGTTTTCACGAACTAACTGAAGCCAGTCGCTATCGCCTGTTAACAGATAGATGTGTTCAACGGTTGGCTGCGGTGCCATGCGGGATACCAGCAGCCCGGCCAGATCATCCGCTTCTGCATCTTTTGCAATGAGTTGGGTAACTCCAAGCGCGGTCATCATTTTGAGGATGTATGGCTTCTGGATAGCAAAGCCTTCCTTCATCTTTTTCATATCAGGATCGTCGTCGCGATTTGCTTTGTAGTCCGGGTAAAAGTCGCGACGCTTGTCACTAAATCCATCCCAAAGAATCATAGGTCGGGCATGGAGGATGGAGGCATAACGACGGACGTTCTTAACAAAGCCGAAAGCAGCCTGTACTTCCATTTCGCCGTTGTGCAATTTGTCAGATTGTTGGTGGTAATAACCCAGGCTATTGCCATCTACGAAGAGATAATTCACCGGTACATTCCTTCCAAAAAGTAAGGCGTCCGTAGACGCCTTACTGGTCACGTAATGGGATTACAGAGAGTCCAGCTCTCTCAGTAGGTCATCCAGACCTTCATCTTCCGTCGCAGATGCGGTTGCTACAGATGTCGCTGCGACTGCTTCAGACTCTTTGACTGATACGGCAACGGCAGCGGAACTTGCCTCTGGTTTAAATTCAGTTTCAACGGCACGGAGGATTTCTTCATCAACCAGACTGGTTGGTTCAGAAGCCGGTGTGTGCGCGGTTGCTACAGCCGTCGCTCCTTCTGTATGACCAGTGACAGAGCCAAATCCAGGTAGTGCCGCAGCCGATGTTTTCGCGGTTGAGGAAATTGCTGGTGCAGATGCTGCGGCAGTTGGTGCAGCGATGCCAATCAGACGACCCATAGTGCGAACTGTCGACAGAAGACGAGTTTCATCAGCCTGATTTGCGTATGCGATCAGATCATGCTGGGTGTTCCAGAATTTATCTTCGATATCGCCTTTGTAGACTTTACGCTTAGGCGAGACGTCATATTTGGTATCGCGACCAGAGCCAGTACGTTTAATCAGGAATGCGTAGCCTTCCTCTTTGCTCAGTGGATTGCCGATATCATCAGCGATGTCTTCGGTGATTGCTTTGCAGATATCATCGAATACAGTAGACGGCAGCTCGATTAACTGGCATTTCTCAGCATCTGCGAAATCCTCACGAGCAGAAAGAATGCCGTTGACCAGGTAGCGAGGAGTGGCACGCATTTGACCGATGCGTTCTTCCATTGCTTTGTTACCCTTGTGACGAGCGCGACCTTCCATCACCATTTCGCATAGCTGACAAGCGCGACCGTGAGTATGTTGCTCACAAATATAAGCGTTGGTTGCTTCTTTACCTTCCTCGTTCTGATACTTAACGTAGTGCATACCGAAAGTCTGGAAGAACTTACCGTTTGGGTCGTCTTTATTCGGGAAGATGCGGATATAGTTGACGCCGTCTTTTAAGCGAGTCAGATCAACGTTGTTACCACGTTTGGCGGCAATGTCTTCACGAGTTTTGTTAAGCAAATCAAGTAATGTCTTAGACATGTGTTTCTCCTTGTTGTGATTTGGCCGATGGCGCTATGCGCGTTGGGCTTTCGTTCATTCGTGGCTCTTTCGAGCTGTTAAATGATAGATCAGTGCTTACTTATTATCTATCAAAAATCAACGGGGAGTGATAAAGCGTTCAGAGCCTAATCGCTCTAATTCAACGATGGCCATCTTTGACGCCTGAACGATCATGTCTCGGCGATGCGAAAAGGCGGCGACAGCATGTTTGTATATGTCTGCGATGTGCCGTGCTTCATCCAACTTCTGCCGTTTAGACAGATACTGTGGGTTTGTTTTAACCTTAGCGTCCAGTACAGATTCGTTGAACTTAATGCCGTTCATACTCAAGTTCTTACGCTCTGTGTCGTATAGCTTTGCTTCAACAGCTTCAAGGTTAAGTTTTGCTTCTGCGACACTTCTTTCTGCATGGGCGAGTTTTGAGCCATATTCCATCAACAGGCGGGGTTGTCTACGCCAGACTTCTTCCAGATTGTCTCGGTCAAACTCGAGATCAGACATTATTTTCTCGTAAATATCGGCGATCATGCACATTTCCTTATCACTTATCATTTTGTATTGATTATATCATTGTAATGATGAGGCAATGAGCTTGAAGATAGGGGGGGGAGGGGATAAGGGAAAACATGGCCTTTATGGCCATGTTTATTGGATCACGTCTTAATAGTTTCTGCTACGTCGGCTAATATCGCTTCTAGTCGTTCTCCCTCTTCAGGTCTGAAGTAAAGAATGTTGGGGTTAAACCCGTAAAAGACAGTAACGTCAAGGTCTGGAAGATACTCCTTCCTGCCGACCAAATCGGATGGCTTGTTTTTGTTGTTAAACAATGCCGTTGCCCGGCTGCCACACGTCAGCACATAGGTCGGACGCACCAGATTGATCTCTTCACGTATAAAGTCGGTGAACTGGCCGATCTCGTCTTTGGTGTAGTCTTTTTCTTTGTCTTTAACCTTCTTGCAAACGCCTGTGACATAGAGATCGCCCATGCGTAAATCTCCAGCCGTCAATAGCTTGGCCTTAAAGTCGTCGTATCCGTTCTCCATAAAGTAACCGGTTCGAGCATCATTGCCGTTCGCATTGTCCAGAATGATCATGATTTTCGGCTTAATACCAATGCTGGGGCGGATTAGTTCATCACCTAAGCCCATTTCAGCCGCCATCCGCGTCATGAGTACGTTAATTTCAGCCGAACGTTTGGGGTTCATCTCAAACGGACGTGAGGCTTTAACTGCGTCTATGACAAGATTTCCCATCAATTCAGCCTGGTCGCGTAGGCGCTCTGGAGCAGTTGCTGGCAGACTACCTGGCTCGATGGATGCAAACGCCCCTACTTTTTGCAGCGATTCGCGCACTCGACTATTACAGGCACGTTTCTCGACAGCTTCTTCGAATTGCGCCAGTGACTCGAATTTGCCGCCAACTTTTTCTCGCGCTCTCATGATGGCTTGGCAGCCATTCTCAGAACACCCCTTCACAGCAGAGAATGGCGCATACAGCACCTGGCTGCCATCTTCAAGCGTGCGGATCTCGATTCGGTTAGATGACACGTTAACGTCTGGTGGCAATACGCGAATACCATAGGTCAGCGCATCTTTAACCAGCCCTTGGTGTTTATCTTCGCCAAGAATAGTGAGAGCAGCAGCGAAAAACTCTGCGGGATAATGAGTTTTCAACCACATAGATTGATAACTGATTAAGGAGTAAGCAACAGAGTGTGATTTGTTGAACTGGTAGGCACCATTTTTTTCGAATGCGGTCCAGATCTCCTTCGCTTTCATCTCTGATAGCCCTGGATGTGACGCTGTAACGCGTACTGCGTTTATAGGTAGTTTTGCGCCGTGCTCAAGTGCCTCTTCGACAGTTTTCAGAGTTCCGTCTTCGCATTTAAAATGTTCCGCACGGTGAATGCGCTGTGTAGTGCCATCTTCCAGCTCAACGTCTATCCAGCCAGCTTGAGCCTGAACGATGAACTTCTCGCCCATGCTCTTCATTTTTTCCATGTCCTTTTTGCCGATCGCTTTACGAACACCGTCAGCTTCAGCCATTGTGAAGCCAGCAAGCAATCGAGTCGCGTTCATCGTCTGTTCCTGATAGAGAATCACGCCATTTGTTTCTGCGGTAAGTTCATCAAGAACGGGGTGTAATGATTCCGGCGTCATAAAGCCTTTGGCTACAGAAACATAGTCATCCAACATGCCTGACTGAATTGGCCCTGGCCGGAAGAGCGCAGTCGTAGCGACGACCGTTTTAAAGCTCATTGGCTCAATTCCACCACCTAAATCTTTAAGCAGCTTGCGCATTGGGCCTGATTCAAGCTGGAAAACACCTTGAGTATACCCAGCAGCAAAACCATCCAGCACCTTGCGATCTTCAAGAGAAATGGCATCAAGATTGATATCTTCACCTGTGTTCTCTTTTATGTAGCGTTTTGCACTATCGAGCAAATCGAGAGTTGCCAGGCCAAGCACGTCCAGCTTAATTAGGCCCATAGCCTCGCAGTAACGCTTGTCAAATGCGATACAACGCGCGTCACCACGGCGCTCAACCGGTGTACGTTCTGTCAGAAGAACACCTGCTACGATCATCCCTGCCGCATGTCTACCAAAGCCACGCATAAGGCTTTGTAACTTGCAGGCTGCATTGAATGCATCAGGATATTTTGTTGCGTATTTGTCGAGACTTGCCAGTTGTTCGCGCAGCTCTTCCAATGGAAGGCTATCATCCTCGACGTTCTTCAGTTCTTTTGATACCGCCATATCTGCGGACTCCACACCATAAATACGAGCGGTATCACGTAGTGCAGAGGCTGCGCCCAGGTAGGTGAAGTTCGGAATGCCTGCAACGTAATCTTCGCCGTAGCGTTCATTCAGATACTCGATCACTTCATGGCGACGTGCCTGGCTGAAGTCCAAATCCGCATCCGGCAAGTCGAGACGCTCAGGGTTGATGAAACGTTCAAACAGAAGACCGTGACGGATTGGGTCGACGTTGGTTATGCCTATGCACCATGCCACCAGAGATCCAGCGGAGGAACCACGACCAGGCCCGACAGGAATGCCAGTTTCACGGCTGTGATTCATCAGATCGCGTACCATCAGGAAGTAACCACAAAATCCCAGGCGAGTCAGCGTGTCCATTTCGTACTTTAGCCGCTCAACATAAACCCTGTTCTCAGAAGCAGGTGGTGTGTAGCCAAACTCTTTTGTGGTAAGACGTTTACGCAGCCCTGCAACAGCCAGTTTCATAAGCGTTGCAGGCTCGTCGTCTGCCATCTTTGGCAGTGCTGGCGGCAATTCATGCCAGCGCCATGTGCAGGCATCGATAATGGTATCCTGCGTTGTTGAGGCCATTGCAGCTGTTACCGGCACATCCATGCGAACGGAGAAGGCTTTAAGCGCCTCAAGGAGATGGCGGCGACCATTGACGGCGTTATCTCGCTGGTGGGGGATACGCAGACGATGCGGCTGGTCGATTTTGATGTTGTTCGTAACCATGTGCGCAATGTCTTTAATGTCTGCATCGTCGATCGATTCGTAATAAGCGGGATAGAACGCCACTGGCTCTATTTTCAATGCGCTGGCGACTTTCATCGCCCGGACGTTAATCTGGTCGTAGAATGGGGTAGGGTGCGGATAAACCACACTATAGAAGTTGTCTTTTCCACCCGCTGTAATCAGTGTGCTTATAATTTTTGCAAAATCGTTGCGTTGGAACACGCTACCGATGTCGGAAGTAAGCAGGATGATGTTGCCTTTGGCATATGTAGAAACCAACTGTTCGAGCGAGAGACGCGGTACAAAGTAGAACTGTTCTCGTGTGTTGGCCGCCGTCATTAGTTCGCAGATGTCGCGATATCCTTTCTCATTTTTAATTAGAGCGGTAAACGAGTAGTTACGTCCTCGCTCTAATGATTCCATACATCCCTTAGATTCTTTAGCAAGTTTAGCCCGGTGCTCGTATGTGGGATCATCAACGATATTTAGTTTCACACCACAAATAACCGCCATGTCGCCACCAGCGGCACGTTGTAGTGGAATAACACTCGCAATATTCATGCTATCTGCTGAAATTACAGCGGTGTAGCCAGCTTCTCTGGCAATCTTCACCGCGTTTTCTGCTTTTAAAGCCGACTCCCCAAGTGAGAAGTCAGTTCGAACCATCAGTGCCTTCATGTGTTTTTACCTTTCTGGTTTTTTTGATTTTGTCATTTGGGAAGCCTACGAACTTCCCATGCATCGAAATCGCAACTTCTTTTGCTGATTGGTGACAATCAGGCTTGTCTGGACACACCAGACAAGCCTTACCAGTTTCAGAAGCAGCGATAAGAGAGCCGAAACATCCTTTACGCACGATCAACCAAATATTTTTTGAACAACTTCACGAGCCGCTTGTGCAGAAGCTGAAGGGAGTTTGTTAATGAAAGAACGCTCAATACCTGTCACAAAGTCGCCTCGCATCATTCCAATCTTGGCCGACAACAAAAGTTCACGAGGGCCAATTGGCTGACTGATAAGGTGTTCTTCGTATCCATCGCGAACGATACCGGCAAACTTAACCATCTTTTCTGCGTATTCACCCACGATACCGGCATTTATCAACATGTTGATCTCTGCCTCTTTGCTCATGTATTTCACATTCGAAACGATGCCAAAACGCGAAAAGTTCGCGGCGTTCTGGATGTTTGTACCCTGGTACAAGCCGGTTTCATCACCAGATCCGTTCGTGTTGCCAGTGCCAATGAAAGCAAACCGTTCATGCGGAGTAATGCGACGCCATTCTGGAGTCGCCTCTTTGATGACCAACGCTTCACCTTCCAGCACTGGCTGATACACGCCAAGAATCTGTGGAAACGCAAAGTCGTATTCATCCGCGAGGTAAACCCAGCCATGCTTCATTGCGAGCGCAAGCAAGCCAGGCTCGAAATACGTAGAGCCATCACGCGCCAGAATTTGCCCCGTAACATGTGCCTCTTCCATTGATGCTGTATGTTGGGCACGGATCAACGGACGATTGAGCAAAGCACATAGCTGTGTAGGCAATGACGATTTGCCTGTTCCTGCATGACCCCACAAATAGCCAGGTATGCCAAGTTCAAGCATCATGAAAATATCTTTGATCAGTTCGAAGTCGCCATATACGTAGCCCTTCTTCACTTCTGGAACGAACTCTGGATACGGCGTATTGACGTTGACGCTAACCATGAGCGGCGTCCCACGTTTTGTTCCGAGTTCTTCCACCGTTACGTTTAGCAGTTCGTGAGCTGCGACCAGATCTGTCTTGTACTCAACTGTGCCTGTGTAGCCAGGGCTACTGGTCAAGCCAGAAGATTTGGCCATTTCGCTTTTTTGCTCGGCACGTTTAGCTTGAATTGCATCAAGTGCCTTTTTCGATAGCGTTGGCTCATCTGGAAACTGCGTTGTGTACATTTTCAGTACGGTGTCAGGATCGGCATCTTTTACTGACTCAGGAATGCCCTCGCAATTACCATTGGCTACATGGGACTTAAAATAGTGAAATGATTTGCCGCACCACTTGCAAACAAGGTAATCAGAATGATTTTTTTCATTTTGCAGTGCAGTAGTCGTCATGCGTTTTTCCTTTGTTCTCTAATGAGCGTTCAACTTCTTATATAAATATACCATTAACTATCGTAAGTGGTTACTTGTCATTAAGGCTGTTTTATTCACTTCAAAATGATACGAGATAGTTCAGTAACTACAGATGAACCAAGACTATCAACGCTCGTTACCAGGGCATGATTTGAGTAAAATCTCTCCGGTGCGTCAGTCATGATGCCAATTGCCATCAAATCAATGTCAGTCTGCGTTTCAATTTGCTTCGCAACCGAACGCAAATGAGCGTCAAAACCTCTCCCAACAGCCCACGGCGCGCCATCACTCAGAACAAGCATGATCTTCCTGTCCTCCATGCGACCGGAAAATAACGATGCAAGGCTGGCTATGCTTTCACCATCCACGTTATTAAGAAGTGGGAATGTGTAGCCTACGCACCCCATACGTGAGCGAACTTCGCGAGAATTTACCTTTTCATTCCAATTTTTGATGATAGGTAGCATTAAAGATTCAAAGCGAGAGAACTCATACTTGACAGCCTTAAGTTCTCCTGCCGCCATATGACTACCAAATGTAGTGAAGCCGGTGATAATGTTGGGAACATTTATTCGATCAAGGGCATCGGCGATGGTATATGCACTTGCAAGAGCCAATTGTATCGTTATACCACTCATTGAACCTGATAAATCAATCACTTGTTGAACACAGGCGTTAACGGCTTTAGATTCTTCTTTTTTACGAAACACGCGATCATCATTCATTGCTAATCTGTAGATACTAGAACCATGAATGCGCCCCCGACGCTGGCCCGGTATAAACTGAACTCTGTTTCTGCTTGCTATTGCTCGCTCCAAGTCTTTTGCCAGCGTCGACGAAACACCTGACGAAAGATGCTTTTCAATATATTTGTCGAAGAGCTGGTTGCCTTCAGGAACGATGCGATAGCGGCTGATTGGATATCCTCCTAAATCAATATCGGAGAATGTTTTAATAAGCCGTTTGATATGGGCTTCTGCCTGATCAATCGAGCCGATGAAGTCGTATGAGCGATTGTATGGCCTGTATTCGCTTTTCGAGCTTTCTGTTAACTCGCTTTTAATCGTTTCGGATAGAGCATCTTCTGTCATGCCTCCGACTTCATCTTCTATGCTATCCAGCTCCTCTAAAGCCTCTTCCAGACTCATTTTTGACGGAGTTGGAATATCTGAAGAGCCGTCTTCTGTCGTTTTTCTTTTTTCGTGGTCAGCGATAAATGATTCTGACACCGCGTTATCAGAAGCATCAGAATCTGATACCTCTTTATCATTTTCTGTATCATCGAATATTGTTTCTGATGATTCAGAATTATCTGAATCATCACTGTCGTTATTATCATGTTTGTGCTTACTGTGTGATTCTGATTTGATAGATTTGTGATTATCTAACGCTGAGGGTGTCTCATGATCTTCGTTGTCTTCATTGTTTTCTCCAGAGGCATCCGTCTGGTCAGCGTCTGAAGGATCGGAAGTTTTTCCCGGAGCTGACTCCTTACCTTTGCTTTCACTTTCAGTGTCTTTGAGGATCTTAGCTATGGTCGCAGCCACCTTTACACAATCCTCGGTGCAAGACATGTTACGCACGGCCACATCGATACCATGTTCTTTTAATAATGAAATTGGTTTCTCAATGACAGGCCAATATTCATCCATGAAATCTACGAACGGTGCTTGGCCATCCCAGGCTCTTACAACCGGACAGAGAAAGAAGTTTAGAAAAAGCGCGCGCTGATCTTTGCCACAATAAGCAATAGCCTCTGAAGCCTTTGGTTTAAAGACTTTTTCGATTATAAGGCGCTGAGTTGCCATCAGATTACGTCTTGTTCCGTTAAAGACCTGACCCATTTTTCGCTCGATGAACACGTCTTCTAAGGCATTCCATAGCGACCAGGAAGGAACGCGTCCTTTTTCTCTCATTTTGTTGGACACACGAATATCGGTAAACAAAATGTGAGCAACCTCATGATCGAGAAATCCGCGCACAGCATTCATCAATGCCGGTGTTGCGTTATCCGGGATTGATGGGATGTTTACGAGAATTGGCTCTCCATCATCGTTATAGCGTACATAAGCGTCGTCCCCTCGTTCTGCAACAGGGATGTTTTTACCTGAAAGGAGAGCGACTACTCGTTTTACACTGTCACGGAAGTCCTGAACCTCTTTGATGGAACGTTTTTTAGACATGGCTAATCCTTTGTTATGAAAACAAATTATTTACTAGTGTGTTTAATGTAGCACTGCGCGAACAGGGAACTAAGCCATTCGCGCAGGGAGAAGAGGGGTTAACAGATTCTGACGGCTAAAGACCCGGAGCCGGTATTGAGAAGCGTGAAGCGTTTGTTGTTAAGTTCGAATATAAAGCCAGTTGTGTCATTCACACCAACCTGAATCTGCTCATTCGGTAGATCGGTGAGGATGTCAGCTACACACTCATCAGCTAATTTCTGTACGTGTCCGATCTCAAGAGCGATTAGGCTGGAAATAGTGGTGTTCATTCAATCAATCCATTCTAACTTATACTATGGTAAGGAATACTACTAAAATTTGTATCAATACTGAATACATTCATATCATATGCAAGTTAATTTTCTTACCTATTTTGGGCTAGTTTTTCTCCGTGCAATGGCCTTTAACCGGTCTTTTAAGTGCCTATCGAAAAAAATGATAATAGCTTTACAACCCTAACCTTTGATGTAATATCGGTAAGCACTTACCAGAGAGAATTGAACGCGCAAAGGTTGTAACCATGTCTGATAACAAGATTGAATTTATAGAAAGTCGCTACGCTGCTTTTATCGCAGGGTTGATTGAATCCTCACCTATGAGCCAGGCCCAGATAGCCAAAACAATTGGGTATAAAAACGCCAACAACCTTTCTTTAATTAAAAGCGGCAAAATTCCTTTGCCTATCGATAAGGTTCGTCCGCTGGCGCTGGCACTGGGTATTGAGCCAAGTCGTCTTATGATGATGGTGCTGGAAGAACGCCAACCCGAACTCGCAGCATTTTTATACAAAGAAGGCACAGCTCCTCTTAACGAGGACGAAAAACAGGTTCTTGCTGCATATAACGAGCGATTCGGTAAAGAGAAAGGCGCATCACAAAAGGTTGTTGAGGCCATAAAGTCTCTATGAAAAATTTACACGAATAAGCTCTGTTGATAGACGATCTCCCTTAAATTTGTGGTCAATTTCGTCTAAATCCGGTTGCTCTACGATTGATGCGATGTACGTCGAGAAACTTTCTAAGGCGTCTCGCATCTCGTCCATATAATCGTGCCGGTCGTAGACCCGATCTATCCCCTCAAGACTGTGGTTCATGATTTTACGTGATACCTCCTGGCTTATGCCTAATGCTGGGAAGTAACTACGCGCAGTACGGCGCAAATCTCGGGGTGTAAATGGCTCAAGCTCCATCAGTTCTGGTCGTTCCAGAATACGACGTAATGCCTGGGCTATTGCCACTTTAGACATAGGAAGGTCTTTCCCGATTTTTTTATTCGAAGGCACGAGCCACTGGCTGTCTTTACCATATTCGAACAACTCTTCAATACAAGTGCGCATTAATGAGCTTAAAGGCAGAGAATGCTCACGGGCAGATTTGTTCCTCTTGCCTTGATTCCAAACCCCACGCTTAAGATTGAACTCACTTTTTTTAGCCCGCAGTACTTCGTCAGGTCGTCTTGCGGATACAAGACATAGCCTGGCCGCCCATTTTGTACCAGCACACACATTGAAGTAGTCCCATATATTCCAGAACACCCATACCTCTGCGTCGGTCAGCTTCCGCTCGCGAGGTGTGGGCTTTGCGCCACCGGCAACTTTGTTAAGTGACATATCGTTTAACGGTGACACGTCTATCATCCCCTGGAAGGCGCACCAGCTAAGGAACTGCTTCATCAGAGAGAAAACGCGGCGGCCCATAACAATTTTGCCATCCAGTATTAGTGGGTTGACCAGTTGGTTCACCATGAACCTATTAATGTCACTTACTTTTACATCGGCAAGGTGCGGCAAAACATGTATCAAAATACAATGAACAGCGATCTCTGGCCGACGTCTGGTTATCAGCAGAGATAAGCGAGTGAATAACATGAATGCGTCCGAGAATCTCATGTCATTGCTGACCTGGGAGATCATAACGGCCTGCATTTGAGATGCTCTTTCGAGATACTCTATCGCCTCTTTTGAGGTGTTCTCCGCAGCGCGTGCTCTGTCAAAGCTATTTTTCATATGACAATCACCGAGTTACGCCGATGCACTGTATAAGTAAACAGTATATTAGGCATAGATTCTTATAGGATCAAGAGTAAAAGTAACTCATTTTCAGCAATGATTCCATACATAGTAGGTATGGAATCATTTAGACGTTGTTTTTTGAATTTTAAGGGAAATAGGAGTGAGTTTGGTGGGAATAAAAAACGGCTCATGTGAGCCGTTAAAATCAGAGGGTGCTGACGTATGCAGCCAGTTCTGTGTATCCGCCAATCGGTTGGCCATCGATCAGTACCTGGGGGATAGTCTCTACCGGTTTACCAACAATTTCACTAAGTTTTTCCTTGTCGATACCGGCAGTGGTGATGTCGATGTACTCATAATCACCGTAGCCATGTCCCTTTAGTTGCTTCGCCAGCTCGACCGCACGTTTGCAGTATGAGCAGTTATCTCGTCCGTAGATAGTGATCGTCATAACTTAACAAATACCTTTATAAATATTGATTCGAACATATCAGACTATACTACAAACAGATTTTTTTGATAAGTATGTAGTAACTTATTGATTGACTAGTAAACAATTGAAGTGATTACGACAATAGATTACAGTAAGGATTGCCTTGAAATGTACATTTTATAGAGGTTTTAATGATTGGTAAGTTGTCTGATTCTTTGATTGAAAATAAATACAACGAATTTAGAGAAGAAATATCTTTGCTTTTTGACTATTTAAATCAGATAAATGATACAACAAAGAAAAATATAAAACGTCTTCTTAAAGAAGTGGAGTATGCACAGAATCCAGATACTATTATTAATATTAATGAAACTATTAAGATTAAGTGTGGCACAACGTTAGCTCGCCATTTATGTTCAAACCCATATACAGGTTCAACATTAGAGATAGGTAACAGCGCCATTGATTTAGAAGAAAAGATAAGATTGTGTAATACTTTGAAAAATAAACAATATCAGTGGGTTATTACTGAAGCCTATGAGTTACTGGAAGACTATATTGAGGCAATATATGTCTATACTGTATGTGTTCGAAATGATTTATGGTCCTCAAGTGATTTTGGTAAGGTTGAAGATGATGAAAATGGGAAAAGGGAAGTTTATTACAGATTATTAAAAGCAAAAAGTAACCCATCGAAAAAAATAACTAAAATTTTCAGAAATAAAATACCTGGCTTCAAAGAGATAGAAACAAACAACAAGATTGGCAAAAACTATCGCTTTAACATCAAGCTAATTGAACTACTAAGACATACAATAGTACACAATAGTGGACGATTCAATGATACAGAAAAATTTATAAATAAGGTTTTAGATGAATCTGAAATAAACGGTAAGAATAGAGTTATTGGAGAAAGAGCTGTTAGAAGTTACATTACTAAAGTGCAAGAAGATGATATTGTGATGCTCTTAGAAAGACCATCTGAAATTTTAGGTTCTTTTGGTGGGTATTTTAACAGAGCAAAATTTTTACTAAGTGATATTTTAGAATACTCACTAATCATTAAAGAAGAACTAAAATCATATCTAGGCAATCATTAACAAAAAAGGGGCCGAAGCCCCTTTGGATTTTGCGCTTAAAAAAGTGTTGCTAGGATGTTAGCAAGCTATATGGTTAAGAACGTCTGCCGTAATTGTCTATCACAGCGTTGAGCGGTCTGGTTTATGTTAGCGGAGTCTTAATCGAGTTGTTTAAAAGGCCAAACCGCTCAACGCTGTGTCTGGCGGAGAGTAATGGAATCGAACCATCATCGCTTGCGCAATGGGACGGCTTTCAAGACCGCTTGAGCACCATGCTCCCTACTCTCCAATTGTTGTGGTGCCGGGTGCTTCCCGGTGTCCTTTGGCTGGTTATCCACCGTGGACGGAGCCAATAGTCATCACAAAGGATCAATATAACCATTTCCCCGCGTGCGCTTAGCCGCATTCACCACAACGAAAAGAGCACTGTATGACGTTTGCACGGACTTACGCTTCAAACAGGGCAGTCTCGGCGGTTCTCAATGCTCTTTCCTGTTGTGTTGGTGCCGGTTAACGGATTCGAACCGCTGACATCCTGCTTACAAGGCAGGTGCTCTACCAACTGAGCTAAACCGGCATTGGCGATGGTGGGTGGATTCGAACCACCGACCAGTTGGTTAACAGCCAACTGCTCTACCGCTGAGCTACACCATCAATTCGGCACTGCCAGTATTTATTACTCAACAGTGCCAATCGCGACGGTTTAGTTTCTGCCAGGAAACGCACCGCTACTTGCACTTTTCGTTAGTGCCAGACGCTTTCGACTTCGCTCAATAGTAGAAGGCAAAATCTTTAAGTAGATGATGTTTCTGAGGACAGCACCTACTTTGTAATTTATACAATGTGATGTATGGAATCATTTGTTGTGAAAACAGGCACCAATGGCAACAGTGGTTAAACCTACACAACAATCCTGTCTTCACAACGTTGAGGCCACTACTCCGATTGAATGTTTGCCCAACATGTTACATATCAACGCTCGCCGGTATCTCTGTGAATAGAACCTTAGAATTGATAAAAATGTAATGGCCTCAACGTTGTGTGCTGGCTAACCATACCAGCCGGGCTACGTCGCCGCTTTTTAACCCAGTATAAACGACATAATTGAACAAAATGACGTAACAGGATGGGCGGTCAGAGGCTAAGAATCCGGGAGTCATATGGAGTTGAAAATATACCGACCGCCCATTCTGTTACTTCATCGGAGGGAACACTCATGTTCCCTCCTGCGTTCTGCAATCACACTCGCTCAGTGTGTCCCATTTCGGTAACGAGGCTGGAAACTGACCTCGCTGGTGTTTGGCTTATTAGGCTACTGCCAGATAGACTTCTTCGTTTGCACTTGTATTTAAGTTCAAACAGTCGCGTCTCAACGAAAACAAAGTCATCTTATACATAAAAGATAAGTAAGTAAATACTTATTACTATGTTTTTATTCGGTTGTAACTTTTTTGATCAAGGCCACTCTACGATCAGGTGTTCTTGTGATGGTGGCAGTGAATCGTTTCGCTTGGATAGTAATGGTTTCGTTCTCCTTAAGTTGCCCGTAGCGAGTTTCCACCAGGGTACCAAGACGCCACAGACCATCATCGATACGTTTATGACTAGCAAATTTAATAAGCAACAGTTTTACGACTAACTGACCTACGTAAAAGGCGAATGCGACTCCGGCCGCTAAGAAATAGGTGGCCAACCACCAGTCCCAAGAAGTTAAATTGCTCATTTTCTAACCTTTGTTTCATGAACTACCCGATACACACGCTTTCCGATGCACAGTGTTTTGGTTTTAAGTTCCTGCTTAATTAAATCACGACAGATGCCGAAGCCGATAAGGAAGCCACCCATAAAAGCTAATGAGATGTATGGAATCATTTTAACACTCCTGATTCTACTAATTGCTGTAGCAATACTTTCCCTTTATCAGTTAACTGGTAGTTGGCCGAACACTTCGTTTCAGAAACGTTTGCAACCAACCCTAAACGCTCTAACTTAGCTCGCGTTTTAGGCTTCCAGTACTCAGGGAACTCCGGCCACTTACTGATTTCATGAAGCGTTTCCTTCTCCCGTTTACTTAATACGATCATCCTTAATCTCCTTCAGGGTGTTGGTTATTTCTACAATGCGATAAATACGACCGCGTCTTTCTATAACACCGCTTTTAATGTAGTCATTGATGCAACTGGACATCACCACAATACCTATGAAAAAACCAACTGCTAAAAATGCAATCATCCAGCCGAGCATCATTCTTTATCTCCGATTCGATCTTCTGTATCGCGTAAGCAACGCGGCCATTTCAGTCGTGGGTGGCGTAAGCTGCCGTCCGGTGTTTTCTCGTGACAATGAACCTCGACAATACGACCACGGTACTTCTCTTTGTTGTTCCAGATCTCATCCAGATATTTATGCTTAATGCCGCTCGCACGAACGATGACGCCGTTTTCAAGACGAATAACAATTTTTCCAAGTGTGTTGGCAAAACCAGAGTCCGGGTCGCCCGGCTCAAAGTCGATAATTTCACCATCTTCGGAATCTTCGTCTTTTAACTTCCACCAGCTGCGGGTACGTTTAAACTCGTAAACAGAGTTCGGATCTTTGCCCATCTCCCCTTCTTCGTTATCGTCCAGGCGTTTCATGAAGCGTTCGATGAAGTCTTCGTGGCTATGGATGATATAGAACGGATGCAGGTGAATGTCTTGTGTGTAGCCTTCACTGCGATCGTTTTTGAACAACGCCACCAGCATAGCCAGGCGCTCTTTCAGCTTCATACCTGTCTTTGCATACTCTTTGGATTTAGCCTGTGCTCGCCATTCCGGTAGGAAGAAGTCGAAAACATGATAAATAGCGCCAATTGCCTGCACGTTCTTTTTGCGCAATGCAGATACGGACTGGTTAAATGAACCGGCAGTTCCTTCACCATCGAAGAAGATGTGTTTGTGGCCTGAAAGTTTGCCTAATTCGAGCATGGCTGGCTTTAGGTGATCGAGAGACGTGATTGGATTACCAGTACGAGAAAGGAAGTTAACCTCTTCCTCGTCAACAATAACCTCGCAAATTACTCGCAAACCATCGAGCTTAAGACTGCCAATCATCGGCCATTTTGCTTTAGGATTTGGCTTGAAGGGGTATTTGTCGCCTTTTTCTTTATACGGTGACGCCAGCTGCACCTCGAATTTCGGAATGGGATTTTCAAAAACCTTGTTGCATAGGCTAATCCCAACACCTGCTTTCGGGTCTTTTAAGAGGAAACGACGGAACACGTCCTGCCCATCGGCGCACATTGACGCCACGATAGACTCAACAGCTGCTATTGCTGCGTTCCCCGTTAGCTCGCGAGAGGCCAGCTTATTCAGTACATCAATGGCTTTTTCGTCACTTGGGATGGACTCACTAAGCGGCTCTGCCACTTTGTATTTCTTTACCCCAAAACGGATGAAAGGGTTGAGCATCAATGAAACCATGCTTTGCTCGAAGTCATCCATGTTGGCCAATGCCTCTTTTTTTGCATTGGTTCCCATAGCTTTCATTTCGTCCAGCTTATGCTTAAGTGCGATCAACTTTTTCATTGTTGTTTTACCTCCATATGTTGATCGATTTGCTCATGTGTTTCTTTTGTTGTTTCTTCAAGCAACGCCGCATACACGTCAGTGATCGCTGTTTGTGATGTGGTGCTCTTCTTAACCATGCTATTAATCGTTACACCGTCACGTTTTCGTTTTAAAGTTCTGGCTTGTTTATTCTGTTCTTCAACCTCCTTAATGAGCGCGGTCATATCTTCGAAATACAGAGATTCTCCTTTACGAATCTCTTCAACCATCATTTTTAACGCCTTGCATTTGCCTGCTTTGATAGCGGTTGCGCACGACTGGAATGAAGTTCGAGGAAGACGGTTTTCTTTGAAGGCAAGAATGGTGTGCTGGCAAACGGAGTAGCTGCAATATGCCGACTCACCGTTTATCTTTACTTCCTCACAACGAAGTGAATAACCATTATTTCCTGAAATAGAGGGGATTTTTGACAAATCAGCTTTCACAACTACCGCCATAAATAATCTTGTACTTACCTATCGTTATTTGCGTAAAAAACGACGCGCGGAGAGATTACCAACTTCCCCAGCTAATCATCTTGCGCTGATCGCTTTCTAAGCGATAGGGGACAAGAAGCTCTGTGACATGATTGGTGGCGTATGATTTAGCCTCTTGCTCTATCATCGGTAATTCGTTAGCAATCCTGACCATCTTCCCAGCAAACTCCGCCATTACGCCATCACATGCCTTCCCAGCATCAATAACGATATGCACCAGATCCAACTGGCTTTTGCACATGTCGCAAAGAGACGCATACTCACTCTCTCTGATTACATTTACGGCATCATTAGCCCCTTTATTAAGCAAGACTTCCAACAGGTTTGTCGGGGTAACGAAATCGGCTTTAAGTGACAATGTTCTCTCACCTTTTATCGACCGTAAGTACTCTTCGTAGTTTTGCTTGTCTTCCAGCAAAAATAAGCTATGCATAGTTAGAAGTGATTCTTGAATAGCCTCTTCAATAATACTGTCATTTGACGCACAAAAAACGGTATTTGTGTAGATCACTTTGCCATCCATCCATGCCCCAACCTGCACTTTAAGACTGATCGGGTTTTCTTTGCTTATAAAAACAACTAATGCAGAACGCCGTGCACAAGAAGGTTCACCCCATACGTGTAACTTAACCTTCAGATAAGGTAGCCCCGGTAGCGGGATCTCGACCAAACGAGTGGCGATATGATCCATTGCTGTTTTTACGGCTTTTTCAATGATGTCTAGCCGATTGCTCTCGCTGATTTCTAAACCAGTTTTATCAATGATGTCGCAGGCTAATTTCTGAATTTCGTCTTTCATACCAACTCCTAGCTAACAGATGAAAGTATTCTCACAGAAAGATAAGTAACCATCTACTTATTTTAAAGGTGATTGTTATGATAGAGCCTTAATGCCCAAAACCTTGCTTTGCAACTCCAACTGTTTGGTATACGGTTTTGCCCGATAATAGGCTTTGATAATTTGTTCTGGCGTTGCACCGCCCGGGTCGAGTCCTTCCTCACCCAAACACGCAACTTTGACATTAAGACCGATACTGGTCAGTCGCCTGGCTGCGGCCATAGTGTTGCGTATAGCTTGCTTTTCACTATCCCACATCATGATCACATTACGTAACCCACGCGCCTTGAGCGTCAGGAACGCGCCTAACTGATCTTCTGCATCCTGAGTGGTGTTACCAGATAGATGCATCCCGAACGTTCCTATTGGTTCCACGTAATCACGTAATGTTTCTTCGTCAAAAATAGCTCGTTTAACCCCCATAACATCGAACGCCCCCTCACAGACAACTACCGTCTGTTTGCCGACTGCATTATGGCCGTTGTAGAGAAACTTACCTGAAGCTGGAAGCTGCATAGGAAAGAGGTACCGGCGTTCTGCTGTACCGGTAATGTCTCGTCCCTGAAATGTCTTCATTACCCCATCCAGATCGTAAACCGGTATCAGTATTCGCATATCGAATATCTGTCCTTTAACCTGATCTGTATACGGATCTACATAGGCGTGCTTACCTTCGACGCAGTATCGTAGGTCAAAATACTTTGCCATTTCAGGCGATATATTTCGTTCAACCAGATAGTCTGGAAGACGGCCATCTATAGGAAGTTCGTAATGACGAGGGAGTGCAACTGGCCCCTCTAACTCGACTGTGCTTGCAAGCACTAGCTCTTCTTTCTTTGGTGCCCACCCCTGGGAAAGAAGGGCGTTCTGCACATATTCCTCGAACTGTCGTCGTGATTTGCCGCTGTAGTGCTTGAGGAAGACCAGCTTATTGAACTGAATCTCTTCGGGATGATCACCAGCGAAGCATTTACCGACGCCACTGGTCAGATTGAAATATACCTTCCAGTTGGAGCTGCCGCATACCGGACACTCCTTGATATTCACTTCACGACCGCGAGTACTCACGCCTCCACGTCGATAAACGATACCTTCAGTGTCCAACCATTGTTCAAAATCTAATTCGGTAATTAGCTCTTTCAGCTCGCTCACGATAATTCCACTTTTAACAGGCAATATTGTGACCAACCTAAATGTTGATATAACATAAAGGCTCATGTGTTTTTCTTTTGTGGTTTGGCAAAAGAAAAGTTGTTTCACCAATGAATCAAGCGTGGAGGTGTTCTCCACGCTTATTTTTTAGGTAACGTCTAAGATTCGCTCAATGAAGCGCATTTGTTCGAGGTTTTGTTTAACGCGAATGCTGATCCCTCCCTGCTGGTTACGCGAACCAGCAAAGTAGAGACGAGCCTCTCCTTTCGCTTCTTCTTCTTCGGTTTTGTTGATCGTTATTACCAGGTCAGCAATACATACTTTTTCGATGTTGTCGGCGGCGTGCATCATTGTGGCAACTTCTGACGCGCCACCTTCACGGTTTGTCTGCGATGCCGTGATTCCAGCAACGTTATGCTTGTCATAAAGAGCACGTAAATCGGTGTAGATACTACGAATGTTGGCGCGATCATCACGAAGGTCATAACTGGCACGCATCAAATCTGCGTAGTCGACAACAACCATGTCAGGCACCATGCCGTTGGCTTTCATGCTGTTAAGCATACGGTCCAGATCTGCCGGTGACATACTTCCTGACGGACGCTCAACCACCCACAAACTACCAATCCCCTTCGTGGCTCCCAACTCTGCCAACTTACGATGAACCTCATCGCGCCGTTCCACCAACTTGGACATTTCTGTCTCCGACAATCTTGCATCAAAACGGTCGGATAAAATGGTGGTGTGAACCTCCAGCGAGAGATACAGAACATTGTAGCCAGCAAGCGTTGCGTTTATGGAAAACTCACCCATTGCGGTCGATTTACCGGATTTAGCGAACCCCATGAAGAGCACCATTTCGCGCTTTGCCCAGCCTTTTTGGTACAGCAACCTATCGAGAAGAGGGAGTCCAGTTGTAATACTGTTTGGTACATACTCCTCTGAAGCCTCATATTCACGCGCTTTCAATCGCTCACTTGCGGAGGTGTAGTAGTCATAGATTCCGGTCGCTTCGTTCGATCCAATCTGCTGAACCTTGGCCATGATTGCCATCGCCCCCTGAAAGTCGCCTTTCTCTTTCAGTTCAGCAGCCTTTATCAGAGCATCATCAAACGCTACACTTTTTGCGAAGGTTGATACCTGGTCAACCATGTACGAGGTATCGGACAATTTTTCTGCAAGAATGCGCTTAAACGCAGCAACAACATCGGCGAATAGTTCCTCACGGATAGTCTTATCGCGTTTCGCACGCTTAAGCATATCCAGAATTGCAGATGAAGAGGGCGCGCTCTTGTACATACGGTAATAGCCCGAAACCATATTAACCAATATGGCATTGGCCGCATTGGCAAACTGGCTAGGCACAACCAGATCTCCCGCACGAGTAAGAAACTCGTGATCACGACAAAAATATGCCGTCAGTCTGTTCTGGAAATCTTCATCAAACTCTTCGGACAGCCCGCGTCCTGTATGGCAAAGTTCGGTCATGTGCTTTCCTTTGTTTTTTAAACAAATTGTTTTCTAGTATTAGTTAATTAGATAGGGGATCAATAAACCGCCGTGCTTCTTCCAGTTCTTCTGGAAAGTGGGCGGAAATAAGGCGCTCTGGAACGATTTCCATTAGCCAGATAGCGGAGAAAATTGCGCGTATGCGCTTGCTGCGAGGGATGGTGCGCAAACGCTCCAGAATCCACTCAAAATAGCTTTCCTGAATCGGGTTGAACTGCATGTCTCCCATATGCTTAAAGCTAACCAGAGAGTCATCCAGACGGGTTGTTGCGCGTCTGGCTAATTTCTCTTCAAATATCTCAATCAGTTCTGGCTGCCATAAATGCTGTGGGCGCGGCAGCTTGTCCCACAGCCGTCGTGCAGCTGCGGAAAGAACGGTGGAGATAAAGTAGTCGTATGAGCAGCAATAGCGGTCAGCAAACTGGCGTGCTTTCCATAGAGACGTTTTATTGGCAGTCGACAACTCCTGATAAGGCAGGCGTTTTAACCCGGTGGTGAACGGAGCTGTTTCAAAGTGTTCGCGACCGTGCGTCAGCATGATATTTGAGTACTGACGTTTGTATGCCTCCGTAAACAGACAGGTGGCCATAAGAGGATGCATGTCGCGGTAATCAAACCACTTCGTCTCGAAGAGTTCAGCCTCATCTTTACAGCGCGACAAACCAATGTTTTCAGCGACCCACTTGTCCATAACAGCGGTATTCCACTCTGTCATGAAGTCGTACTGGTCGTTGTCGATGGTATCGAAAAAGATTTGGCTCATGTGGCTCACCCGGTAGGTAGTTACTTACTTATCACAATGAGCGGGTGATAGCGACTGGTGGCAGTTTTTGGAAGTGAAAACGGAAGGGAGTTGTTCTGGTGATGTCTTTTAAAAGACCTGCTTCCGTATATATTTAATAAGTTACTTATTATTTATATACAGAAACAGGCTCCTAATGGATACCAAGAACAACATAATTTGACTCCAACCCCAGATGCTATGTCATTGACAGATTTATCAAGGGAGATCATGTTAGAATCAGTGTTTTAGCCTCGTGGATATTGTCACCATGCGCATGAATAGACTTCCAGGATATGGCCTTCCCGAACTGGCTTTTTGGCCTCAGCCTAAATATGAACGGAATAAATGGTCGATGTTCTGTCTGAAACTCCGTAATGATGGAACCCTTGCTTGGTATCGGCGATATGTTGATCGTGGTATGCCAAACCACGCTTTTGATGACGACTACGATAACTATCCTGAAGCAAGAAAAGCGGCATTAGAGCTGAATAAAAACGTGAGCTTTGACATTGAAAAACTTCCTCTATCTATGTTTCAAAAGAAGTCATTGCGTTTGAAAGTTGACAAAGCACTCAAAGCCAAATCACGTCTCATGGATGAAGAGCATATAATGCTCAACGAAGCAATTAAGGCACACGCCAACGATCCGCGAGTGACATTAAATGAGTTAATAATTAACCCAGATTACGAAACTTTGCGTCAACCCCTTTTTGACGTGCTAAGCGAGATGCCTTACTTACATTTTGTTTTTCTTCCCAAATTCCAAGTTTCACTTCAACTCGTTGCTCCTAACACTTGGGAATGTTCATATAACAACAAAGCTAAGACAGCGAAGATCTGCTACCAAGAACGCATAGCCAGAGGTTTTGGTTTATCAGGTGCTGCACATTGGGGAAAAACAAAAGCGACTATTCGCTCAATGCTTCTGCCGCGTGCTAACCGGTTACTGCAACTCGCCAGCGTAAAAAGAATGCTGGATGAAGCTCTCAGGAATGGGCAAAAGGTACTGGTTGTTGGCAACTTTGTTTTCTGGTTTGAGGACAAAAATCAGGTAGGTTGGAGTGTTAAAGTTGCTAGCGAAAGCGAAACCACCTCAAGAGGCAATACGCTCTGGAAAGAAGGAACTATCATTTCAAAAAATCACGGTCGAATTGTCGTGCTGCCGTATACAAAAGAAAACGGTAAACATGTAAAAGGTTATACCAAGAATGCCCCTAACGACGGCAACGCAATTCCGAGACATAAGGATGAGTATGTCGAGTTGCCCTTTGAAATTTTGGATGGTGACTTGATGTTCAGTCTGTTCGGTGAGCTTAACTACGAATAGCTTTCATAGAACGAAATATTTCTAAGGCTGTCCAATGCAGACCAGCCTTAGAGATTTATATCAACCTTTCTTCATTAACTCGCGTTTAATTTCATCGGTTCGCATCGTGACATCGGCAGCGGTGATCGCCTCATTCAATTTCACGATGTCCTCGATTTCCTGCGGTGACTTCTCTGCCAGATGGAAAATGGCTGCTCGAATCACGTCAGAACGAGTGAACTTCTCGAAGCGAGGGATGAACTTCATCATCTCCAGCAGTTCGAAGTATTCGTCCTCCAGTGACATTGTGCGGCTTTTAATTTTCTCTTTGCCACGAGTCGGGCGTCCCTGTGGTCTGACTGGTTGGCGCAAAGGAGTTGTGTTCTTAGCCGGTGCATCAGGCTCTTTGCGCTTTGCTAGGTCACCCATTTTCATGGACATTATTCTTCTTCCTCCAGACTCAACAGATAATCTACAAATTCTTCAAACTCGGCTTCCGCCTTTTTGTCGCGCTCGCTACCGGTCATTTCAAAGATAGAACGACCAGACTCTTCCGCATCATCATAGACGTTGCGGTTATATAGATTGACTGGCGCAGACTCGATGCCAAACGTCTCAACAATCTCTTTAGCCGCCAGAATGCGAGACACTTGTGATGGCAAAGCCGGGCACTGGTTCATGACCGCGCGGACCTTCACTTTATCGTTTACATTACGAACATTGTCGATAATAGGATCAATGTCACGCAGAGATTTCAAATCACGACGCTTAGGACGAAGCGGGATAATGATAACGTCGGCCATCAGCATCGCTTGTCGCTGAATTTCGGAGTCAAAGCCACCAGCATCTACCACTACAAACTCAGCTCTACCCTGAAGCGATTTTAGGTGCTTAATGATGTCATCCTGAACGTATGCAAAAGGAATCAGCTCAAGGTCTTCGTTCTGTCGACGGTCTTCACACCAGCTTGTTGTCGTGCGCTGAATATCTATATCAGTGATATAAACCTTCTTCTTCTTTTTGACTTTCAGGCAAACGGCAATTTGCTGGGCAACGGTGGATTTGCCAGGCCCGCCCTTTGTGCCGCCAACCACAAAGATCTTGGTCATTGGAGAGTTCCCTTTGCGTATATAATTATCGTCTGAAACAACTTGTTTTCTTATATGTGATATAGCCTAAATGCCTACGGCTGCGGTGTAAAGGTTTAATGATAGGTACATAGGTGGGCTTAATAACAAAAAACCCGCCGTAGCGGGTTTATTGATTCATAGATCGTTTACTCAGAATGTTCACTATATGAGTACAAGCACCTGGGGTGAGATTGATTTTATTAGTCCCCCACTCTTCACGTCTTCGCATCTGGCCTCCGTCAGACTTACCGATATCCCACGGAATAAAACCACTTACGCCACAGGCATCCTCACCCAATTCCTCTATAAAATTTTCGTTCTTCGTATCGTAAATTTCGACCAGTCCATGTTTGCGCATACTCACAGCCCAAAGAGTTGCGCCTTTTATCGTCTGTAACGTATCGCAAACCAAGTACTGATACTTATCTACGAGATAAAGGTAAGCAAAACTTGCGATGCCTAATCCCATATAATCAGCATGAGTAAAAACCCCTCTAATCTGCTTGGCGCTGACTTTTACTCCAGATTTATCCTTGATTGGAAACTCGCAGTAGGCCACGCGGAAGACTGTTTGGACTGGCTGCCCCACATGCAACTTGTAGGATTCAATTTCTGCTCCTATCTCAAGAGGTGTGTAACCAGCACGTTTGAGTCGCTTAACTTCCTGCTCTTGGTAATCAGGATCACATGACTCAAGACACTCGCCAACAATACAGCGTTCATAGGCCGAATCAACAAGCTCGTATTCGGTAAATCGAATTAGATCGAAACCTCGGGAGATAAAATAGAACTCACCGAGAGCGATAATTCTCGTCGCTCTCGGCATTTCAGACAAGACCTTGCTGTAGTCTTCTATTTCAGGGATTAATCTGTTCGCCTGACCAATTAGAGATGGTGCCATGAAGTATTCTGTGCCGTTGATGGTTCCATATCATCGATTTTACAGAATTTCTTCATAAAAGACTCTACAACTTGTTTGATTCGTGAAGAAATATCACGATCTAAACACTTCAAGTCAGGATATTGTTCAGCAACATCTAAAACAAAAGAGGTTCGTTTACCGTTAGCGACAACCTCGGCCAACGGTTTAACCAGTGACGTAGAATTAGAGACCTTTTCGGCACGCGCCACATCGCTCTTAAAAGTGACGATGAAGTGCTGGCGGTTAGCTGATTCACGGCACAACATACGTCGCACTTCTACTGCGTCTTCACTGTTGTGAAAACGCATAGGAAAGCTGTCGATAACCGCAGTATTGGTGCGGATCGTCTGCATAGAACGCGTATTGTCATGATAATTTAGCATATATCCACCTTAGCCGTTAACACAAGTGTCATTGCGGCACCCCTCTCGGGGTTGAAGGCTACGAGAATGCGTAGCCTGTATGTGCCCACTTACGTGGATGCCTAATAAATCTACATCAAATTACTAAATGATTCAACATGAGCTTGAGTGAACAGGCGTGTATATGAGTGAAGATGCCATCTTTAGGATAAAAGGTAAACTGAGATCAATCATCGACTCAGCTCAGGTGCCCCCCACTCACACAGCCTTTCACCTATCGTATTGTGGATAAGCAACTGTCGCTCCGTTTCCTCAGTCATAAAATCCTCTCTACTCACATAGATAGGATTTGCAGCATCGCAGAATAGCACGCCTGGAGCCTGCGTCTTAATCACGCACCCATTTATCAAACAGCTCGCGATGAACACCAGAGGCATCTTTTTGCCGCACTTCATTAACCGTTTCATTTTTGACATCCACTGTGCTTTGAAGTCGTTTTCTGTCTTCCTGTTTTGCCTTCTCTTCCATTGCTCGTCGCGCCGCATTTCCGCCCATCGTGTAAGCGCCGACCAGAACGAAAAGAACGGCAGCCAGCGTAATCAAAGCAACTTTTAGCTTTGTCATCAGGCTGCCTAGCATATTAGACCATCCCTTTCTGGTGTCTTCTTACCTGCGACCAGGCGATAAATCCAGCCACAACAATAGTGGCAATACCGAAGATGATGCGTACTGTATCCCCGCTAGAGATATGACCTTGTGCTTTATCCATAGCAGCGGAAACCTGCGGCATAACATCGGCCAGCTGCGCCAGACCAATACCTGCTGTAACAGTTGCGCCTGCTGTTTCTTTAGTTACAGGAACAGCCTTCACGGTTTTCACCGGCTTAACGACGCCAGCTCGACGCAGACCTTCCTCAATAACTTCTGCCGCATACCAGGTGTTCAGCGTTTTTAGCGGACCTCGCCCATTCTCATGGCGAATGATTGCCTCAACCAAAGGTCGAAGAATGTCGTAATCATGCAGATCGATAATCATGTCTGCGGTTACACCAACGGCTTTAGACACCTCATTAATGTAGGCGTCAGTGTTGTTTTCATTCGGCGGTGCCCAACGTTCAATAACTTCACGAATGGTATCGATACTTGAGCCGTCTTTTGCGCGACGCTTGTCGTGGTAGGTAATTAGAGTCACCGCCAGTGCACGAATCCCCCAAACAGGGTCTTTAAACGTGCAAAAGCGCGGTTCGTCTGGATTCGCAACCAGACCTTGCCACGGTGATCCTTTATCAAGATTACCGGGGTTATTATTACGAATGCCTCTCGGAGTCTTCATCCTTGATCTCCTGTTATTGCAGTCCATTTTTTACGCCATACGCGGCTAACCCCAAAAGCAGTGCGGTAATAATGAACGACGTTATTTTAGAAACAATGCCGCCAAAGAACCCACTTGAGATGGAATCTAACCGGTTAAGGAGTTTGTCCAGGTTGGAGTGTTGAATACTATGTTGCGCCGGGGTCATATCACCAAAGTAGGTTTTCAGCTGATCGTTGACCTCCTGGCCAATTTCTTCACGTAGCTCTTTACCTAATTTGCCAACAACCTCCCGAGCAACGATCGCGGCAATACGCTCAACTTGCTCTGTTGTAACGCCCGCCATCTCGTTCGACATGTTTTCCTCCATGAAAAGTCAAATCGGGATGGCGGATTTATATCACATTTCACCCTTTTGTTATAGGTGTGTACTTACCTATCATTCAGCATTGCAACGGACTGATGAGAAAGCACCTACTCCTACCCATCGCCAGTTATAGATGCTACCCGCTTTGTATAAGGTATAGTCGTTCACTTTTTTAACAGCATATATGGGTATGACTGTCTCCTGTCCACCAATGATAGCTTCACCATAACATATAGGTGTCGGCAATTTCTGGCAGCCAGTAAGAGAGAGAACAACAGCTATTGTTAGAAATAATCTTTTCATCATTTACTCATCAGTTATACAGATTTCTATTTATTACCGGTACTCTGCCATTTACGCTAAAACTATGGCCGCCATTAAGTTGGTTTACGAATATCGAGCTAACAGTATTTCCATATGCCGCATATCCATAAACCATTGTCATGGCTCCGCCCGGTACTGGAACAGCGGACACATTCGCATATGTTGGGATTATCGCTGGAGGGTAATCAAAAACATGCCCTCCAGAGCTGTTCCACTCCGTATTATTAAGAAAGGTAAATGAAAGTGGGATATTTGCCGTATTATAGATTTCCTCCCCTTGTGCATTGAAAAAACTCATGCCCCAAGTTTCTTTTTTGGCTATACCTTTCGAAAATACGTATATCGTGGCACTAGAGTCGCTACCCTGACCTCCGAAACTGTAAATCACCTGGTTGTTACGCACTATTCTGTTGGCTATTAATGAAACAGCTTTCGAATAGGCAACAAAAATAATCGGTGAACGATCTGGAGATATTTTGGTGTTAAACTCTGTTCCGCCGGACAAAGAAACAACCTGCTTTCTCTGAAAAACGATAGGAGACAAAGAAGGAGACATCCAGACCTTCCCGTCAGATCGATATATCTTGCTTCCGTACATTATTTTTGAAAAACCAATATGTTTAAATTACCACTAGCTCCAGACCACGAAATGGTATTTCCAGAAACCGTAAGACTTGTGTACTTTCCATTGGTTACGTCCATTATGTAATAGTCGATTCCCAATCCCGCCTCAACCTCATATGTTCTACTTCCTGAACCAGAGGGAGTAAAATAATCGAGGTAATAAACAGGGGCCAACGCATTGACCATCTCCTGTCTTGATGGCGACCAAACCTGTGCACCATAGCTCATAAATATATCCTTATACTTTTAAGCAGGGGCTGGTTTAGCTCCAGCCCCGATTGAAGTTGTTTATTATTTAGGTGAATTTAACTTCGTTTCAAGCTCCTCAACCCTTTTGGTCAATTGCTGAATATGATGAATGAGACAAGGCCCGATAGCGGGCCTTAATTTTTATTCAGGCTTTTGTGGCCATTCGGGCTTTGCTGTATCCACACGGTTGACCAGAACGCTGTAGCGTTCCCATGACTCCAGTCGTGTACGCTCCTCATCCGTCGCCATATTCAGCCTGACAGCGCGTTCCAGTGGCTGAATAACGCTTTCAGCTTCAGAAAGCAACGCGGCCTTTTGTGATTCGGCCTGTTGTTGTTGCTCGTCTGCCGTATAAATCCGTTTAACCACAGCTCCGTCCCTAAACATCCACTTACCGGAATCATCAGCGCGGCGGTTGGCTGTAATATCTGGAACCTCAACGACGCTATAACCTTCAGGGTTAAGCGTGGAGGCATCTTTGGTGATGGCGACAATAATATTATTTGCATCGTAAACAATCTTTATTGTGTCTGGCTGAAAGTTCTTCACTTCCTCATACCAGTTTTTTCCGTCTTCGGACCATAACCAGATAACATCAAAATTCTTTGTTAGCTGATATTGTTCTTTCGTTTTAGGATTTCCAGACTTAATATTTTTTAAATGCTGCATCATTTACACCTGTGCGACGTTATACCATGTGCCATTGATGTATTTTTGTATTGGCCTGAATACTGCTGGGTCATCACCATCAACAGCGCCAATAATGCCAAGCCCTGTAATTACATGACCTGATTTTTCATACATCACACCTTTTCGCATAGTCTGAACAACACGTGTACCCAGGCGAACATCTTTTACATAGCGTGAATCAAAATTCCCCCAGTTGTTGGGCTGTATCTGACCGTTAACAGAAAATATTACCGAGTTATCTGTATTTCGCTGACTATAGAAATGCCAGCCTGAATCATCACCAAGCTCTGCAACAGTTGGTCTTGACGAATTTCCCCACAAGTTAA